ATTGGTAGTACAACATTTAATTTTTACGAAACTTCTAATTTTATTCAAGTACCAGATTCTGTAATTGGTATTGAGAAGGTATTTAAATTTGATACTAGTTCTATTTCTGGAGGAATGTTTAGTATCAAATATCAGTTATTTTTAAATGACTTATATTATTTTAATTCGGTCGAATTACTACAATATGCTATGGTAAAAAGTTATTTGGAAGATATTGATTTCCTTTTAACAACTGATAAACAAGTTAGATTTAATAAAAGGCAGAATAGAATGTATTTGGATATTGATTGGGCATCGCAAAAAGTGGGAAACTTTTTAGTAATTGATTGCTACAGAGCATTAGATCCTTCGAGTTTTACTAAAGTTTATAATGATAGTTTTATGAAAAAATATCTGACTGCTCTGATGAAGAAGCAGTGGGGACAGAATCTAATTAAATTCCGAGGAGTAAAACTTCCTGGTGGAATTGAGTTGAATGGTAGAGAACTTTATGAAGATGCAGAAAAAGAATTAGAAGATATAAAACAAAGAATGACTATGGAATACGAACTTCCACCTTACGATTTTATTGGATAATAATGGCACTTAATCCCTTTTTTCTACAAGGTTCACCCAATGAACAGAGATTAGTTCAAGAACTAATTAATGAACAGTTGCGTATGTATGGTGTAGAAGTATATTATATTCCAAGAAAATATGTAAGGCAAGAAACTATTTTAAGAGAAGTCACATCTTCCAAATTTAATGATAATTATGCTATTGAGGCATATGTCAATAATTATGAAGGATATACGGGGCAAGGAGATCTCCTAACAAAATTTGGAATGAGTTTAAAGGATGAAGTGAGTTTAATTATTTCCAAAGAAAGATTTGAAGATTTTATTTCGCCATTTTTAGAATCAGATTCCGATACGGAAATTACACTGTCATCAAGACCAAGAGAAGGTGATTTAGTCTATTTTCCTTTAGGGCAAAGATTATTTGAAGTAAAATTTGTTGAGCATGAGCAACCATTTTACCAATTAGGAAAATTATATGTTTATGAGTTAAGATGTGAACTATTTGAATATGAAGATGAAGTTGGTGGATGGGAAAATGATAGTACTACAGTTCAAGAAATTGATGATAGTTTGGAGCAGTATGGATATATGACAGAACTTCAATTATTCTCAACTTCAATACAGGAAAGTGCAACGGTTTCAAAAACAAGTGGTGGATATGTAAGAAGAATTATTCTTAATAATGATGGATATGGATATAATGAAACGCCAATTGTATCAATTTCTACCGCTCCATCTGGTGGAACTAATGCTACTGCTGTTGCAATAACAACTAGTTTAGGTGGAAGTTTTTCAATTAAAGAAATTCTTCTTATAAATGCTGGATCTGGATATACCGTAGCACCAACTGTGACTATTTCTGGTGGAAATGGTGTTGGTGCCGCAGCAACTTCGGAAATTATTAATAATGGTCTTTTTGGTGCAAAATTAGTAAGTATATCTGGTATTGGAACTGGATATGTAACTCCACCAACAGTTACATTTAGTTACTCTTCTGGCACCCTAGCTAGAGGTAAAGCAGTTGTAAGTTCTGCTGGAACAATAAGTCAAATATTAATTTCTGATGCCGGAATAGGATATACCTCCCGAGACACAATTTCAGTTGCAATCGCACCACCACCAACAACTGGAATTGGAACATATCAATTTAATGAAGTTGCTATTGGTTCATCTTCAGGAACAAGAGGAAGAGTTAAATCTTGGGATTATGATACTAAGATTTTAAAAGTGGGCATAACCGATGGGGCATTCCAACCAGGAGAAGTTATTGTTGGATCTGCATCTTCCGCAAGATATTCGTTACTTACATATAAAAAACCAGATAATTATGATAAATATGAACAAAATGATGAAATAGAAGCGGAAGCAGATCTCATTGTTGATTTTTCAGAATCAAATCCATTTGGAAATTACTAATGCTAGGAACTTACTATTATCATCAAATTATAAGAAAAACCATTATTGCATTTGGTACTCTTTTTAATCAAATTTATATCAAACACAAAGATGCTGATAATAATGATTATAGTGAATTAAGAGTTCCCTTTGCATATGGTCCAACACAAAAGTTTCTAGCGCGTATTGAGCAACAGGCAAATTTAAACAAACCAGTTGCAATGACACTTCCCAGAATGTCATTTGAAATGACTTCTATTCAATATGATGCAACAAGAAAGGCAAATCTTACTCAAACATTTAAAGCGTCTGATGGTGCCAATTTAAAAAAAGTATATCTACCTGTTCCATATAATATTGGATTTCAACTCAACATCATGACAAAATTGAATGATGATGCTTTACAGATTGTTGAGCAGATTTTGCCATTTTTTCAACCAGCATTTAATTTAACAGTTGATTTAATTGATTCCATAGGAGAAAAAAGAGATATTCCTGTCATTTTAAATAATGTTTCATTTACTGATGATTATGAGGGAGATTTTTCTACAAGAAGAGTTTTAATCTATACATTGGACTTTACTGCCAAAACCTATCTCTTTGGTCCAATTGCAGATAGTACCGATGGTCTTATTCGTAAGGTCCAAGTTGATGTGTATAGTGATACTAATACTTCTATTGCGAAGAGAGAGATGAGATATACAGTTGAACCAGATCCAATTGATGCTGGTCCAAATGATGATTTTGGATTTACTGAAAATTGGGATTTCTTCAATGATTCCAAAGAATGGAGTCCTACACAACAAACGGATATTTAACAGATTATGAAAAATAATTATGAAGGTTTGGATAGTGCTTTGAACATTGAAAGCAGTATTGTAGAAGTAGAAAAACCAACAGAAAAAATTGATATTCTTCCAGTAAAATCTGATGATATTAGAAAAGATTATGAATATACTCGTGCTAATCTTTATTCTTTAATTGAAAAGGGTCAGGAAGCAATTAATGGAATCATGGAACTTGCTGGAGAAGGTGGTTCTCCAAGAGCATATGAAGTTGCAGGTCAATTAATTAAAAGTGTTGCTGATACAACAGATAAATTAATTGACCTGCAGAAGAAACTTAAGGATGTTGAAGAGGATACTGTTAAAACGACCAATAATGTTACAAACAATGCAGTGTTTGTTGGGTCAACTTCAGAACTCTCAAAATTACTGAAACAAGGTTTTCTAAATAATAAAGAATAGAATTATACTGTCTTGGATCATCTCAAACCCCACAAATCAGTTGAACAGATTGCAAAGAAGCATCGTCTTGATGTTTCTTTTATAAAGCATCAACTTGAGATGGGAATTCCTATTGAACATGAGCATACTAAAGATAGGGTTTTGGCAACTGATATTGCTTTACAGCATTTGGATGAGATTCCAGATTATTATACTCGCTTGAAGAAAATGGAAGCATCTGCCAAAAAAGAACATAAAAAGTTCAAAGATGTAAAAGAAGAAACTAAATCAGGCGATGAAGGTCTTCATGATTGGTTCAATAAATCAAAATCTTCTGATGGTAAAAAAGGTTGGGTTCAACTTGGTGGAAAGTTTTCTGGTAAACCCTGTGCTCGTCAACCTGGACAAACTTCTACGCCAAAGTGTGGAAGTTCTAAAATGAAGAGAACTCTTTCCAAAGATGAAGAAGAATCTGCAAGACGTAGAAAAAATAGATTAGACCCAAATCAACCAGAAAAAACTGGTGCTTCAAAACCAACGAATGTAAGAACAGAAGAAATGAATCTCCAAGAAGTAAAAGATAAAGCAGGCAAAAGTAGTGGTAAAAAAGATGCTTGTTATACTAAAGTAAAATCTCGTTACGATGTTTGGCCAAGTGCATATGCATCTGGAGCACTTGTCAAGTGTCGTAAAGTTGGTGCTGCAAATTGGGGAACAAAAAGTGAGGCAGCAAACCTTGCTCAACAAGCAGCAATTGCAATTAATATGAAGAAGAAAGGAATTAAACCAAAATCAAAAATGAAAGAAGATTGTTGGGATGGTTATAAGCAAGAAGGCATAAAAAAGAAAGGTAAGAAAATGGTCCCAAATTGTGTTCCCGTCAAAGAGGAAACTGGAATGGTAAGATATTGTCCAAAATGTAAAAAAGACGAAACTCAATCGGAATGTAAGTATGGTCCAAAGTTCTGGGCATTATATTCAACGCCATCTATGTTGACTACAAATCAAATGAAGTTTGATATTGCACAAGTTCATCCTGCTAATGAAGGATATGATCATGAGTATTCGATGGCTCGTTCTGAACTTTCAACAATTATTTCTGCGGCAAAGAGACTCAGAAAGAAAATGAAAGGTGAAGGTAATATTGAAGCATGGGTTCAATCAAAAATTACTAAAGCAGCAGATTATATTGATACTGCAGCAGATTATGTTGATAGTGGAGAAATGCAAAAAGAGCAGATTAGTTTTGAAGTTGGTCACACATCAAAAGATACGAGAAATGCATTGAGACAAGACAAAATTAGAAAACTTGCATCTCAAGGTTCCACTGAAGGTGAAAGAAATGCTGCAAAGGGAAAATTATCAGGAATTCAACTTCCACTAGCAAACTCTACAGACCTAAAGAGATTTGGAGATTTTATGAGTGAAGCATCTGCAGCTTGGCAAAGAAAAGAGGGAAAGAATCCTGAGGGTGGTCTAAACAAAAAAGGAATTGCTTCTTACCGCAGAGAGCATCCTGGATCACACCTTTCACTTGCGGTTACGACTAAACCATCAAAACTTAAAAAAGGCAGTAAAAAGTGGAAGCGTAGAAAGTCATTCTGTGCTCGTATGAGTGGAATGCCTGGTCCTATGAAAGATGAAAAGGGGCGTCCAACAAGAAAAGCATTGTCTTTGAGAAAGTGGAATTGTTAGTATGTCATCGGAACTAACTGATTTCTTTAAATTATTAGCAGAAGATAAGAAAAAGAAAAAAGAAGAATTTGATTCTGTAGTCGGTGACTTGGGATTGGATTCTCTTTTTGAAGAATTTGCTACGCTTAAGAAAAAAGAAAAAGAAAAAAAAGTAGAAGAAAAAAAGAAAGAAGAATCTTTAATTGGTGATATCACTCTTGATTCTGTTTTTGAAGAAGTTGTTAATTTAAAAAAGGAAACTAAAAAGAAAAAAATACAAGAAGAAAAGACAGTTAAGGCATTTGAGAAATGGTTGTACTCAGAGACAACTAAGGAACAAGAACAGATTATTGATGATGTAATTGAAGAATCTTTGGATGAAGTTCTTGAGGTTCTTGAAGACCATAAGGAAGAACTTGAAGAACCCAAAGAAGAATTGATTGAAAAATCATTGGGACTTCTTGCCGAACCATCAGATGTTAAAGTTCAACAAGACCCACTAACTCCACTGGACCAAAAGTTCGCAACACTTGAGGATTTAGAAAAGCATTATAAACTCTTCCTTTCTCGCATTCAACAACAACTCTCCACAATTGGTGGTGGTGGAGAAACAAAATTAAGATACTTGGATGATGTTGTAGGTATTAAAACAAATCCAAGTGCTTATAATGGTGGGTTATTGGTTTGGAATTCAGCTACAAATACCGCAGGAGTTACAACAATTATTGGTATTGGAACCACTAGTATTTTAATTAATGAAACTTTAGATAGTGTAACGACTCGTGGAAATACAACCACGAATGGTATCGGAGTTTCGTTTGTAAATCTCCCAGTTGGTTCTGTAATTTCTGGTGTATCCTCAATTGTTGCGAATATTACAAGAGCAAATTTAAGTTCAGTTCTTGAATATGGTCCATATGCTAATCTTGGTATTGGTAGTTATGGATTAACCTATGGTATTACTGGTGTTCCATATGCAGTATATCAACTTCAAGCAGTTCCATCACCCACACTTCAAATCGGTGATGTGATTGCTGGTGCAGGTATTTCAGTTGGAAGTGCAATTATTGGTATTGGTACTGGTTCATATAATAATGTTATTATTACTGATAAGACTTTCCCCGTAGGTGCAGGTGTATCTCCTATACCTTATGGAACAATCATTAACTTTGCTCGTGCAGTTGTTAATCCTGGTTTATCA